CAATGACATTCTGGAAGAGGCTTGGGAGTATATTAACTACCGGGTAACGGGAACGAAAGTACCTTCCAATTCGATTGACACTTTCATAAAAGAAATTAAACCAATTAAACTAAAAAGGATTGTATGATTTTAATCATTCCGATAACGGCTGCCCTGTTTGCTTTTCACTTTATTGACGTGCTTCGCATTCCAGAGCGGTGGCGGGTGCTATATCGCAAACCTTTCAACTGCAATCTTTGTTTATCCTTTTGGGTGGCTTTGCTTTTGTGGGTTGTGCCTCCTATCTTTGTCAAAGTATTATTTACAGGCTTTGCCGCTTCAATTTTATCAGTATGGGGAACAAAGAAAGCATAATCCATCCGACGGCTATTATTTACGATAATGTGATTATCGAAGATGGCGTTTATATTGGGGCTTATTGCGTAATAGGTGCTGAACCTGAATGGAAAGGAAAGGAAGGCGAAGGTAAGGGGGTTATAATCAGATCAGGAACAAGGCTTACCGGATTTGTTACAATAGATAGCGGAGCGGAAGGCGTTACATATATCGGGGAGAATTGTTACATAATGAAGCATACCTACATTGCGCACGATGTTACCTTAAAAGATAACGTGACCATATCGGCTGGCGTTAGTATTGGAGGGTTGTGTTTGATAGGAGAAAATACGAATATCGGAATGAATGCAGCCATTCATCAAAAGGTAAAAGTTCCGCAAGGCTGCATGATCGGGATGGGTGCGGTTATTACCAAAAGAACGGAAATGGAAAGGTTTTGTAAATATGCGGGCGTACCTGCTAAATTCATAGGTTACAATGACAGGCATAATATTTCTAAATTATAAGCGTAAAGACTATTCAATAAACGCATTATTTTCTATTACACAAATAGGATGCGATTATGAATTATTGGAGGTTGAAATGTTTGGCATTTCGGCAGCTATAAATTACGGATTTAAATACTTTTTTGAAGAGAAAGGATATAATAACGTTGCCATTTGTTCAAACGATATTATTATGCCATCCAGGTGGCTTGATGCTATGGTTATGGACGCAAATGCAATACCTCAAACAGGAATGAGTGCCATTCATTGCGTTGAGCATTTGCCTCCCGTTCAAAACATAAATGGCGTTAATGTACATCCGGCGTGGGGTGTTTTTGGGTGCAGCTTAGTAACTAAAAAAGCATTCGATACGATAGGCTATTTTAATACCGATCAAGACCCATACGGGATGCAGGATAGCGATTATTCTTATAGGTTACATAAAGCAGGGTTTTTGAATTATTACATTCATGGCATGAACTCTACCCATGTAGGGGCGGACGTTGGCAATGGCTCTGAATATCGTAAAATGAAAGACGAAGGTTTAAATAAGGCAGGGGCTATTTATAATAAGTGGTGCAGGATTTATGATAGCGGAAAGTTGTATTTACCTTATGAGCAAGAGAATTACATAATCGAAATGAATCAGTATTATGAGCAATAAACAAACCTTTGTAAAATACGAACATGAGTGGATGACCGTAAAGTCAGGATTTTTAAGAGAGCTATCAACCGAATGTAAAAACGAGGTTGAGCGTATTTATAAAGAAGAGATTGATATTAACTGGCTTCCTAATAGATGGTGCAAAGCCTGCTATTATGATGCCATTCGTAGATTAATCATTAAATTTGGACTATAATGCCACTACCGAATAAAAACGAAACGAAAGACGATTACCTTCAACGCTGCATGGGAAGCAGTGAAATGCAGTCTTACAACCCTGAGCAACGCTACGCCGTTTGTAATTCGTATTGGAAAGAAGAGAAACTAAGGAATATATTTAGTAAAGAAGCTAAAACAATATTTGATAATGGAAAGGGAACTAAATGAAAAGCAGGAGCTTTTTTGTAAAAATTATGTGAGTAAGGATTTTTTCGGGAGCGGTGTGGAAAGCTATGCCGCCGCTTATGGTTTGGATTTGACGAACCAAAAAGATTACAATAATGCAAAGGTAGCTGCAAGTAAATTGTTAACAAATTCAAACATTCTTTCACGTATCAATGAGGAGTTGGATGCCGCCGGGCTGAATGATAATTTTGTTGATAAACAATTGCTTTTTGCTATTACTCAAAATGCGGATTTAAGTTCAAAGGTTAGGGCGATTCAGGAATACAATAAGTTGAAGCAAAGGATTATCGAGAAACTTGAAACCAAAAACAATAACAAAATAACCGTTGAATATGTTAGTGCGACTTCCGGAGCTTCACACGAACCAGAAGAAAATAAGGCAGGAGGCTAAGCGCTTCAACGTGCTTGATTGCGGTCGGCGGTGGGGCAAGTCTAAGTTGAGCGTTAATCTTTTGGTGGAGGGCGCATTAGAGGGCTATCCTGTGGGGTATTTTGCCCCGACGTATAAATTATTGGAGGGAACGTTCAAAGAGTGTTATAATGCCTTAGAACAGGTTATAAAGCGAAAGCATGATCAGCAGTTTATTGAATTAGTAACGGGCGGGATTATTGAGTTTTGGAGCTTGGATAATCCGAACGCTGGCAGGTCGAGAAAGTATAAGGTAGCTATTGTGGACGAGGCGGCATTTGTGAAAGACCTTTGGGATGCGTGGACACAATCGATACGCCCGACGCTTACCGACCTGAAGGGCGGGGCGTGGTTCATGTCAACCCCAAAAGGGAAAAACGATTTTTACAAGTTGTGGATGCGTGGGCAGACGGGGGAAGAGGGATGGGCAAGCTGGCAGATGCCGACGGCAACTAATCCCTTTATTGATATTTCAGAGATTTATTCAGCTGAAAAGGATTTGCCTGCACTTGCATTTAAGCAGGAATACCTTGCAGAGTTTAACGATAACGTGGCGAATCCGTTTGGCTTCCAGTTCATCAAACAATGTACGATGCCCATGAGTACCGAGCCGCCTGTATGCTTTGGCGTGGATTTAGCGAAGTCGTTTGACTGGACGGTGATTATCGGACTTGACAGATTCGGGCAGGTCAGCTATTTAGAGCGGTTTCAAAAGGATTGGAATATAACGAAGCAGATAGTAACGCAACTGCCGAAGGCACCGATCAAAGTGGATAGTACGGGCGTTGGCGATCCGATTGTGGAAGATCTGCAACGGCAAAGACCGAATGTGTTTGGGTTTAAATATTCCGCAAGCTCGAAGCAGCAACTTATTGAAGGGCTGCAATCGGCAATACATCAACGTAAGGTCGGCTTCCCGGAGGGGGTTATTACAAAGGAATTGGAGAGCTTTGAGTATGAATACACACGGACGGGGGTTAGGTTTAATGCGCCGACCGGCATGCATGATGACTGCGTGAACGCTTTGGCGCTTGCATGGGCGCAATTTATGGAAAGGAAGCACGATGTAAAATATGTTTTTATATGACATGGAATGATTTAACGGTGGGGCAATATCAGAGGCTCTACGGAATATTAAAGCAAACGGATAAAACGAATTTGGATATATTAACCGAAATAATTTCGGTATGTGAGGGGTATGCTATTGATGAAATAGATAGCTGGCAATTCAGCAAACTGATTGAAAAGGAAAAGGAATATAAGTTTTTGGAGGCGTTGGACTTTGATAAGACGGCGAAGAAATATATCAATATCGGGAAGATCCGTTATAAGTTTGTTCATAAGATTCAGGATATACCCGCCGCCCGGTATATCGAGGCGAAGCACTTTTTAAAGGAGGATTTTATCGACAACCTTCATAGTCTTATGGCTTCGTGTGTTATCCCGATGCGCAAAACGTGGCGGGGATGGGTTGAGGAGAAATACGATGCGAAGTTGCATAGCCATTATGCGAACGATTTGAAGCAGGCGAAGTTTGTGGAGGTTTACAATTGCACGCTTTTTTTTTGTCAATTATACGTGGAATTGATAAAAGGTTTGCAGCCTTATTTGACAAAGGAGTTGAGGAAGATAACGACAGCGGACAAGGTAGCGGAGGTTCAAGCAGCTTTGCAGCTAATTACGGATGGATTTACAGCACCGAGCAGGTAGCGGAATTGGAGCGGATTAGTTTGGATGCCGCTT